CAAATAAATTTATAGATCAATATGTAAAATATGTTGATACCCACCTTTATCAGTTATTTCCTAAAACAAACGATGCTAAAACAGCAGACGCTATTATTGAATTATTCCGTAAACGTGAATCGTTAGAAATATTTAATAAAAAAGCGTTATACATTTATATCCGTGAAATAACAGATACAACTACTCCACAAGTAACTAAGATTACTAAAAAGCTTAAAACATTATATGTTAGGTTATATAATGAGTATTATGAGCACGGTTATGTAAAAATTTAATATATTTATATTTATTGCAAATAATATTATGGCTAATTTTGATGACGTAAAATTATTCGGTGACACTAGTCTATCTGACATATTCAAACAAATACATAAGAATAATAAAAAGATAGACGGTCAAATCGAAAGTTTAGTAACTGCTCTTAAACCCCTTGTAAGCTCAGCGGGTGAAGCAGTAATGGTAATGCCTGTTGTGAAGGATTTAATTGATGTAAATGTTAAAAATAACGATCAATTAGTTAAAATGGCTGGCATAGCACAACGTGCTGTATCGGCAAATACATCTACCTCAGACTTATTTTTTGATCCTAACGAAATGCAAGCGTTATTGGACGAACATAAATCAACACAAGAAACAAGTAGTAAATTACTTGAACAAGGTGAAATAGTTAAAAAACAAATTGAAGGATAATGTCAGTTTCTTCATCTAATAGAGTAAAACAACCGGGTTATGCTACCTTAGCTGCTAGTAATATCACCACCAATATAGGAAATAATAATATTGGTAGAGTTGTTGGTATAATATTAGATAAAATGTCTCCGGGTATTGATGATCCAAGATTAAATGGTATTGCTGATATAGGAGCTATATTTTATCAACAATATTCTCCTGGTAGTGAAGATATTTCTAAAATACCTGAAGCTAGAGATGAATATATAAAATTTTTAAAAAGTTCAAAAATATTTGTAGCTAAACCTATTGCTACTAATATAAAAAAATTTCCATTATTAGGAGAATTAGTAGTATTAAATGATGCTCCTAATACTTTATTTGGGACTGTTAAAGAAGCTCAAAATTCTCAAATTAAATATTATAACCCAGTACCTATATCTGTTTGGAACTCTGTAAATTCTAATAATGAATTTAATAACCAGAATATTATATCAGGTAAATATTTTAATCCATCTTCAGTTTCATCGCTTATATCATTTGAAGGGGATCAATTAATTGAAGGTAGATCAGGAAATAATATTCGTTTTAGTAGTAGCTACCCTTTAGCTAATAACTGGTGGAATAAAGCAAAAAATAATGGTGATCCTATTACTATTATAAGTAATGGACAAGAAAAAACCAAATCAATTGAACCAATAGTTGAAGATCTTACTAAAGATAATTCTCATGTTATATTAACTTCAACTCAACAAATACCATTAAAAACATTTAATCTTACACATAATCCGTTAACATCTACCCCAACACCTGAAAGATATTTAGATTCTCAAGTTATATTAGATGCTAATAAAGTTGTATTAAATGCTAAAAAAGATGATATAATATTATACTCTAATAATAATACTGAAGTATATTCAAATAATTATATAACATTAAATTCACCTGAAGCTATATCATTAAATAGTAGATTTATATTATTAGGTCAAAATAGTAATACAAATCAATATCCCGCTGAAGCAGCTATATTAGGTTCTAAATTAGAAACAATATTAGTTTCAATAATCTCTAGTATTCAAAGATTATCTACAGATTTAATAGCTATGAAACCATCATCTCAATATGATATATCTAGTCAACTTAATGCTGTTGGAACACAATTACAAACTATAAATGATAGTTTAAAATTACTTATTGATCCTAAAACTACTCCTCTTTCTAATACTGTATATATAAAAGATAATATATAATGGCTGATACAACTACAACATTAATGGAATATGCCGATATCACCACTCAAATTAATCAAATTCAGAGTGAGATAACAGGTATTGTAAATAGTATAGAAAAAGTTCAACAATTATATAAAGATACTAAAACAACTATAGAACAAACTCCTAAAGGAAAAATTAAAATAAATCTTCAAATAGAAGGTGTTAGAAAAGTAGAATCACCATTATTAGAATTAAATTATCTATTAGATAAACTTAATCTAAAGAAAAAGAAAGTAATTAAATCCATAACTGAAGAAGAATATCAAAAAGGATTAAAAATTCTTTCTGATAAAAATACTTTAGATAAATCAATTCTTGAAGAAAAAGTATCATTACTTCAAAAAGAATTAAATTCTTTAGATAAAACAACAAGACAAAAACAAGTTAAAGAACAACAAGATAAGAAAAAACAAAACGCTAAAAATAATAATTTATTAAAGAAAAATAAAGCAAGATTATCAAATTTAAATTATGCAAAAACTCTCGCTGTTAAAAATCTTACAGCAAGTTTAAAATTAATTCCTCCTTACCTCCCAGTAATATTATCATTTTTAACAACTCAATTATTACAATATATTGATATAGTTTCTAATTTAAGTAATGAGATAGATAATTTAAATGCATACATAGATACTATTAATCAAAATCCACAACCCTCTACAACTGAAATAGCTATCAATAGAAAAAATGCTTTATTAAATAAATTAGATAGTGCTGAAAAAAAGTTTAAATTATACTCTGATATACTAAATATATTAGAAGTACTATCTACAGTAGCATCAGTAGCACTTAATATAAATTCTAAACTTAAACAAGCAACATTTATATCAGCTGAAGCTACTGCTAAAGGTCCTCCTAGTATAGTAACAGCTATTGTTTCAATAAATCTTTATTTAGTTAGTAAAAGAGCTGATGATTTAAAAATTAGATTTGAGAATATACTAGCAGTATTACTACCATCAATATCGATTGCTGCAATTAAATTTACCGAAATAACAGGCGAAATTAATGAACTAAAATCTAAAATAAAAGATATTGAAAATCGAATAGAAAATCGTCCACCATTATCTGATAATATTGTTATTAACCCTATTCCAGTTAATGGAACTTTAGACATGGAATATAAAGGATTTAGATTTGCTATACGTGAAGATAACAAAGCTAACGCACCATCAGTAAATGGGATATACAGACATTATGGTGTTGCAATTGATACAAGTGGTATCGAAGTATTAAGAACTGATTCATCTTTTACACAAGATACACAAATATTAACAGATCAATTAAAATTAATAATAGATACACAAAATTTAAAAGCTTAAAATATTTATAGATATGAACGCACAACAATTTAAAAAATTAATTAAAGAAGCAGTTCGCGACGCAGTTCGTGAAGAGCTTCGTGCTGTTTTGAGTGAAAACCAACAACCATTACAAGAAACAAAAACATTTTCTTTTAATAGTAATGACGTAATGAAAGGTGGTTTACCACAAGATGCACGTAACTCATTAAGAGCTAAAATGGGAATGGAATTTGGTTTTGAACAACCACAATTAAATGAATTAAAAGTAATAAATGCTGTTGACGATTCAACTGGCGAAAAAATTAACCCGTTCGCTGCTTTTATAGCAGATGCAGCGGCTAATATGTCAGCAATGGATAGATCAGGATTAAGAAATTTAGACTAATATGCCTTTAAGTCAAACCGTACAGACAAACCCAATTAACCTTAATAAAAATATTGCTATAGGTATTAGTATCCCATTTAATACTCCTTCAGCATTTAGAAGTACATATGACTTTAAAGAACAATTAAAATATAATGTAGTTAATCTTTTACTTACTAATAAAGGTGAAAGAATATTTAATCCAAATTTTGGTACAAATATAAGAAAACAATTATTTAATCAAATAAGTGAAGATACTTATATTGCTTTAACAGATGATATAAGAAATACTATAGAAACTTATATTCCTCAAATAACAATTGAAAAATTAGAGGCTGTTCCTTCTTATGATCAACATGTAATTACTATTAATTTATCTTATAGAATAAATATATCTAACGAAAAAGATACAATAACAATCAATCTTGAATAATGGCTAGTAATAACACTACAAATATATCATATTTAAATAAATCTTTTAGTGACTTTAGAAGTACACTATTAGATTATGCTAAGACTTACTATCCAACGTCTTATAATGACTATTCAGAAACTTCAATTGGTTTGATGTTTATTGAAATGGCATCATATATTGGTGATAATTTATCATTCTATTTAGATACTCAATTTCAAGAAAATTTACTTACATACGCTAAAGAAAAAAATAATTTAATTAATTTAGCTTATAGTTTAGGTTATCAACCTAAAATGTCATATGCTTCTACAGCTCTTTTAGATGTATATCAATTAATTCCTAACAAAACTGTTAGTGGTGAAACAGTTCCCGATTATGATTATGCGATTAAAGTACCTGCAAATTCTTTAATAAATAGTACAAATGGTACTATATTTTTAATAACTGAAGATGTTGATTTTTCTATTGAACAAGGTAGAGAAACTTTATTTTATGATGCTAATTATTTTATTTCTAAAAAACAAATAAAAGCAATATCTGCTGAAATAAAAACAAAGACATTTACATTTGGTTCACCTGTTAAATTTAATAGTGTAAATATAGATGATACTAGTATTTTACAAATATTAAATGTAGTTGATAGTAGTAATAATGTGTGGTATGAAGTACCATTTTTAGCTCAAAATGTAGTCACAAATAATGTTATAAATACATCTGCTGATAGTGGTTCTGTTCCTTATACTTTAGGATATAAACAAGTACCACAACGTTTTGTAAGTAGATTTATTGATGATAATACACTTCAATTGCAATTTGGAGCAGGTACTTCTACATCAGCTGATAATGTACTATTACCAAACCCAGACAATACTTCTTTAGGTACTATACCTTATATATTTAACGGTAATTTTAATAAAATTAATGTATATAAAGCTAGAGAATATGGATTAGCACCCTCTAATACAACACTCACTGTAACTTATTTAGTTGGTGGTGGTATTACATCTAATTTAGCTGCTAACTCAATTAATCAGAAAGGATTTACTTTAAGTGATGTAAGTTTTTATTCATTTAACCCATCAACAAACTTACCATTTGCTAATACATTATTTAACAGCTTAACATTTAATAACTCATCACCTTCAGTCGGTGGTAGAGATGGTGATACTGTTGAAGAAATTAGACAAAACACACTAGGAGCATTCTCAGCACAAGATCGTGTTGTAACTAAAGATGACTATGTAAATAGAACTTTAAGTATGCCTAGTCAATATGGTGTAATTTCTAAAGCATATATTGAAAATAGTAACCAAAAATTATCTGATGGAACTATAAATTATTCAGCTTTAGATTTATATGTTTTATCTTATAATGCAAATAAACAACTGATACCAGCAACTACAACATTAAAAAATAATTTAGTAACTTATTTAAATAATTATAGAATGTTGACGGATGCTATTAATATTAAAGACGCATATTATATTAATATAGGCGTTAATTTTGATATTACTACACCTCCACGAGTATCTAATAAAGAAGCATTAAGCGCTTGTATAAACGCCTTAAAAAACCATTTCTCTATAGATAATTGGCAAGTTAATCAACCAATAGTATTAGCAGATATATATTCATTATTGTTAACTCTTCCACAAGTACAAGCAGTACATAACGTACAAATAACAAATTTACAAGGTGGAATTTATTCACAATATGGATATGATATATCTGGTGCTACTAGAAATAATATAATATATCCATCAATTGACCCTTCAATATTTGAAGTAAGATATCCTGATGTTGATATACAAGGACGAGTAATAACATACTAAAACAAAATAAACTATGAATCTAGAAAAACTAAAAGGACATGTTCCTGACGCGGTAATTGAAATGTTACCTGACACAATCGCAAAATTTGAATTAAACACTCCATTGCGTTTAGCACATTTTCTAGCTCAAGCTGGTCACGAAAGTGGTGGTTTCAAAGCTGTAAATGAAAATTTAAACTATGGCGCTAAAGGTTTACGTGGTATCTTTGGTAAATATTTTCCAACAGATGCTAAAGCTGCTTTATATGAGCGCAAACCTGAAAAAATCGCTAATTTAGTTTATGGTGGTAGAATGGGTAATGGTCCTGAAGCATCAGGTGAAGGATATAAATTCCGTGGTCGCGGTTATATCCAATTAACTGGTAAAGACAACTATGTTGCATTTGGTAAAGCTATTAACGAAGACTTAACAGTAAATCCAGACTTAGTAGCAACTAAATATCCATTAGCATCAGCAGCATGGTTTTTTAATAAAAATGGTTTACATAAATTAGCAGATGGTGGTGCAACTGAAGCAGTAGTAACATCAATTACTAAACGTGTTAACGGTGGAACAATCGGTTTAGCTGATCGTTTAAAACACTTTAACGAGTATTATGCTTTGTTAAAATAATATAAAATAATATACACTTTAAGGCCTCACGTAAAAAGTGAGGCTTTTTATATTTATACGTAGTAATTATACATTATGGCAGTATATAAAATATTTCCTGAAAAATCAGCAACATTATATTCATTCTACACAGCTTCTAACGCTGGGTTAGATGAAATATTAGAAACTAGTATATATAAAGCAAGTGATGGTACTGCACAAGTATCTCGTGCTTTAGTTAAATTTCCAATAAATGAAATTAATAGTACTATTAATAATTTAGTAGGTACAGCATCATATGATGCTTATTTAAAACTATATTTAGCAGACGCTAGTGAAATACCATTAAATTATACTTTATATTCATACCCAGTTTCTGCAGATTGGAATAGAGGTACTGGTAGAATTGGTAATAATCCACCAACAGTAGATGGTGTTAGTTGGGCATGGAAAACATATAAAGGCGGAACAGCTTGGTCAAGTGCTGGTGGTGATTATAATTCATCTTACCCTGCATCCCAATCATTTGTATTCTCAGATTCTAAGGATATAGAAATGAAAGTAACACCA